AGCCCGCAAGGGCTCCTCAAGTGATAAGTGTCACAACCCGCCTGGATCATCCGATCCAGGGTACTGAGGCTACACTGTAAGAGGACTTCCGCTATGGCACGTGTAAGGACGAGAAGCGAAAATACTGCGAACAAGGATTTCCTTGGGCAAATCTTTACCTTTGGAACTCCAGGTTTAAAGTACTACGCTAGCACTCCTTACAAGGAGATCTGCAATGACGAGTTGCACAAAAGGAAGAGATCTCACGGGGCACGTCTCTATGTGTCCGGTGGGCCCTTCGACCTTAAGCGCTACAAGTATAGCAGAACCAACGCGTACATCAACCGAACGGTTGGTGCAAACAGATACACAGGTGAGTTAATAAACGACTCGTTTGGGAGCAATCCCTCACTAGGTTCGTATTATACTGACTCTGAGGATCTGATAGCGATTGGAACACGAGGCGTTGCTCGCCACAAGCCTGGAAAGCCTGTGGCAAATCTAGGGCAATTTCTCGTAGAACTCCGACAAATTCCGACCATTCCCAAATTTGCTAGGAACTTATCCGGACTTAAGGGAATCAGGGATACTATCTCTGACGCCAAGAAGCTCGGCTCTGAGTATCTTAACATTGAGTTTGGTTGGAAACCGTTCCTTAAGGACCTCGGCGACTTTATTGCCGGCGAGGAGAATCTCCGTAAGGCGCTTCTACAGCTCCGCCGTGACAACGGTAGAGTTGTTCGAAGGCACGGTAATGTCAAACATAGCGGTACAAGTACAGTGACGGACCAGAATGGCGTTTGCCATTTATGGCCGTTTCTGCCTAACGCCTTTTATAGAGGAGGTGGGGTACCTTCCGATTTCCATGGTTTAACCTACCATAAGGAATCGAAGAGGTACTGGTTTAGTGGCGCCTTTAGATATTGGATTCCCGATATCAAAAAGGAACCTAACCCGCCTCTCAGAACTATTTTGAAGTTGCTGGGTACTTACCCTTCACCTTCACTGCTCTGGGAGGTTCTTCCCTATTCCTGGTTATACGACTGGTTTTCCACGATCGGGAGTATTCTCGATAACTTTAGTGGAAACGCAGCCGAAAACCTTGTACTACTCTACGGCTATGCTATGGGCGAAGTGAAAATCACTGACACTGCGGCCCACTCTGCTCTTTTGAGCGGAGGGGGTACCGCGATTGCCACTGTTTTTCGCGAAGTCACGCATAAACGTAGAATAGAGGCGAGTCCTTTTGGCTTCAGTGCCGCTCTGCCTGATTTTACACTCAGGCAGGCTGCAATACTCTCAGCTCTTGGACTATCTCGACTAAAACATTAGTCTTGATAGCTCTTGTATCCACAAGAGTGTTCAAGGGGATACTGGGAGACTGCAAACCGCAATTGTGCGGAATGCAATACCAACGCTAAGGGGCCATGGTACATGTTAGCAGATCCACAAAGCGTGACGGTTAATGCCGTCGCTCAGTCTCTTCCGGCTATTAGCCGTGAAGATCTTGCCTCAGTATATCGGACCGCTGATGGTGTTTACACTCTCAGCATTTCGAATACTGAAGGAAAGAGGAATCGTCGCGTCGTTCGACTTAATCATCGAAAGATTGCGGCGGATCCGCTGACAGCCGACAATGTCGAGTATACATTTTCGACATACTTGGTTATCGATGGCCCACCTGTGGGCTATACGATCACCGAGATGAAGGATATGATTCTCGGCCTTACCGGCTGGCTAACCAGCACCAACGTTACGAAGGTGCTGGGTGGGGAGTCTTAGTAGACTCCTGGGGGGCGGGAGACCGTCCCCCAATCGCCTTGCAGACTTACCATCTGCATGGATGTGCCTATGGACTAGCCTAGCTCCACTTAGTGGGAGTAGACTATGAAAAGCCTTAAGTGGCTCCTCAGCAGTGTGCTAGCGGAAGCAGGCACACGATGTGACACCGACACCCAGCGCGACCTTCAAACGATGGTCGCACGAGTCGAAAACGAGGGACTGTCATTCTTGACAATCTCCCTTCCGGCTTTTTGTACAGACTTCGAAAGATGTCTGGACAAAGGCTTGGTTGACTCATCAGACTTCTGTGGTTATAAGAAGTCTGGAGCTCTCCCCCTACTTCTAGGAGGTTTGCTCAGTCAAGTTTTCGATCGAGGCACTGGTCGGTTACTCACCGTACCGAGTATAGAATCTATCATCTGCGTCAGACAAGTTTGTCTGATGTGGAAGAAGATCAACATTGCTTGCTCTGAAAGAAGGGCATTCAATGCTATACGCGCCTACGTTGAGTGTGACGAAGAGGTTGGCATGCAACAAGATTACTCCATACAGACCGATGACGTCTGGTCAAAAACCGGACGTTTAAGGGCTGTTGGTGGTATCTTGTGGTCCGAACTTGGATCGAAATTCCTTGACAGGATTCGTTCCAATCAAATCGTACCAAAGCATGGTCCAGGGGCTACAGCTGAACGTATTAGAGGTAACTCTAAATATTCACTGAGAACCTGGCATACTCGCCTTCAGACGTACTTCCCATACGACCAATACGCACTTCCCAGTGCGGAGTGGTTAGGGACAGCGGCGGAAGATGAGTTGAACCTCTTGGAACCTGGCGCCGAGACACCCGTCAGGGTTGTCTTGGTTCCTAAGACGTTGAAAACACCTCGCGTCATTGCAATAGAACCCGTGTGTATGCAGTATACACAACAGGCTGTTGCCGAGTTCATAGTTAACGAACTCGAACGCTCCTCCTTAACGCGTGGTCATGTTAACTTTCGTGACCAAGGCATTAATCAGGATCTGGCCCTAACTGCATCAAGACATGGCTCTTACGCCACTCTTGACCTAAAGGATGCCAGTGATCGTGTTTCTCTTCCGTTAGTCAAAACGATTCTCCACTCAGTTCCTGATTTACTTCAGGCCTGCTTGGATTGTCGTTCAACTTCGGCAGAGCTTCCTGATGGTTCCTTACGGTCCATCAAGAAGTTCGCGTCTATGGGTTCTGCGCTTTGTTTCCCCATGGAGGCCATCTGTTTCTATTCAGTGGCCATTCTTGGGAGACTCAATGCGCATAACTTGCCAGTGACACCTCTAAACGTCTCTAAGATGTCGAGAGGTGTGTACGTCTACGGGGACGATATCATTGTTCCCGTTGACGAGGTGGCAACTGTCATCAGTACCTTTGAGCTGTTCGGCTTAAAGGTTAATCTCAACAAGTCTTTCTGGACTGGGAAGTTCAGAGAGTCTTGTGGGATGGATGCTTATGATGGGAAACGGGTTACACCCGTCTATCTTCGTGAGCTTCCAGATGGCAGCCGCTCAAAGCAAGGACTTGTATCGCTTGTCTCTTTTGCCAATCAACTGTATCAAAACGGTTGGTGGGCAACTGCGAGAGAGGTCAGAGATAAGGTTGAGAGCTTGGTAGGCCCTCTTCCTCATGTTCTGGAGACAAGTCCAGGGCTCGGTTGGATTAGCTACCTTGGTAGTTATTCAATCGAACGATGGGATCCTAGACATATGGCCTTTAAAGTTAGGACATATGCCCTACGACCCGTCGTGCGCGATGATCCTTTGCAAGATCATGGTGCGCTTCTAAAGTTCTTCCTATCGCGCGGTAAATCCGAACGAGGGGATAACTTTCATAAGAGCGGACGTTCCGGCGACGTTCACGTCAATCGCCGGTGGGTCCGCCCCTTTTAACGGGGGCGGGGTGGGAATGCTGTAATGGCATTCCGTAGGAGACTGAGTGTCTCTTTCTGATCGCC